CATGTCATCGGGCAGATGAGGTTGGTGGAGAATACGCTTGACTGCGATTATTCTATGTTGCTTGATGTCAGAATCATTCATTAATTGGTTCCTTCATCTATTGATGGGTGAACCATTCGCATCCCAGCCCCAAGTGTCTGTATTTTTATATTTATTTTCTAATTCAATCATTAGCTCAAGGTAGTGCTTTGCTTTTTTTAGGTCATCAAGACCACCTTTCTTATTAAATCTGCACAAATACTTAATCACATTTCCCACACCAAAAGAGAGTCCATTCCTCTCAATGAACTCAAAGGGCTGCATAGACATTTCCTTATAATGATCTCCCCCAACCTGTTTATCGAATGAACTCATGTCGTCCGGCAGATGAGGTTGGTGGAGAATACGCTTGACCGCGCTTATCCGAAGTTGTTTGGTATCAGATTTGGTCAATATTTTCTCGGTTTCAATATTTAGTTCTTCCAATTCATTTCCCATTTCTCTTCTCCTCGGGGAGACAAATATAAAAGTCAAGCCGTACAGACAAAATGTCTCCCTTAATGCTTTTTGTCGGGACCTAATTATCGTAATCTAGGGGACCCAGTTCTGGTAGCCCTGTTGCCTCGGTGTCCTTGCTGGTTTGTATCCGTGTACGAAAAAAATCAGAATATTCTGGGAAATTTTTATGGAATTTTCTGCTATATACTGCTCTATAGTTATTATTTAATTTGAAAGAATTTGCTGCCTGATTGGTTCCACTGTCCATATGCCACCTGATTCGTTCAAAAATGGCAGAGACTGAGTAATGTTTGTATCCACGCCTGATTCTGTCAAAAGAATAAAAGACGAATAATTTCCAGACTTGAGGATGTTGCTTATCGTATCGACTACATTGCTCTTCTATTTCTGAAAGCCTGCTGATTTTCTTTTCCTCTTCTTTTCGCTGTCGTTCGAGCAACTCGTTGTGATGCCAAGCTGAATAGGCTTGGATATCTTCATCTATAAGTTCCTGAATTTCATTGTTCACGGACCGAATCTCCATAAGTTGAAATATCTTCCAACAAATCTAGAATTGATTCTAGCTCTTCCAGAATTTTGTGAAAATTTGTGTTGTTTTTTGAATCCTTTGACCCTTGGGAATTGAAATCCTTGGCTCTTTCCAAGGCCAAATGCCCTTTCCAAGAATCAGAATCGTCCTCGGTGACAAACCAATTATTGTTCTTTTTGCTGGGCATTTTTGGTGTTTATATCTGGAAAAAAATTATCTATTTTTGAAAGAATATTTGCTTCATATTTGGCAAGAGCAACTTTTCCTTCTAGGTCAAGCACACGTTTTTCAAGTTCGATCATTGTGGTTTGGTGATTCTCCAAAATCTGTGCCATGATTTTTGTCAGGTCGGCGATTGTATTCATTTTACTGGTCATTGTTTGTCTCCATCGTTGAACCCTTTCTGTGGCAGTTTGATACTCGGGTGTTCTTTTTTCTTTGCATCCCATAGCCATTGAGGAACAGTTCCGGTTTCTTCGTTGTAGAGGGTGATCCCTTTTTTTGTACGCCTTGGGAAGAAAAGTCTAATCTTTTTTCCGAAGTTGATGCCGATTGATTTATCTCCTTCCCAGTCGGGAAATCCAACATAAACAGGGGCGTTACCTTTGTCACGAAAGGCTTGTCGTTCGGCCTCGATTTCAGCCAATCGCTCAGATGACACGTCAGAAAAATATTCGACGTTATCCGGGTTCATAAAGACTGTTTTGCCGGCAGCAATAACCATCACGTACCGACCGTATTCGCCGATGCCAAAGCGTTGAACTTCGACATGATCGCCCTTACGGGCTTTTTGAGTTTGCTTGTCGTTAATGACGACAGCAATGTAGGGTGGTTGCTTCTCCATGTTTTTTGTCCTTACTGTTTAAGTGAAAATTTCAGTTTTGTTGCAGTTGAAATCAGTGTATCAATGAGTTGGTTGAACTGAGTTTTGTCAAGGTCCTTGCTGGTTTTTGCAGGACGTTGTCGTCGTCCCAGCTTTGTTTCGACTTCTATGCTACCGAAGGTTCGTCGCAGTATTTCATCGTGCAACTCTTCTTCGGTGAGGCCGGTCCAGTCGGCAAACTCTCTGGATTTCTGCCGGTAGAAATTTTCCTGACTTCGCGTGTAATCTTTAATGCGAGTCAGATCCACCTGAATTCCTGATTTGGCACCGTTACAAAGCTGACGCAGTTCCACTGAATGGCTGCGAAATTGCCGGCACAAGGTCAGCACAAGAGCTACCGTTGAAGCCTTGTCAGTCAATTGCAGACGCATGTTCAGTCCCAAGGTTTTTTGGAAAATGTGCGGCGAGGTTCGCTTTTGTTTTCTTGGGTTTTAACCTCGGTGTTTATAAATTTAAAGTCATCACCTTTTTTTGAGGTACGATCCCAAAGAGCGATATCAATTTGAAACGATTGCTCATTAGAAGATTTTGCCTGTGCAACTAAGGCTTCCAATTGCGCCAGCGTTATTTTGATGTTGCCGGTGAAATCAGGATGGTTCTTTGCTGTTTTTTTATTGTTTGGAAAGATAGCACCTTCGCCCTTCGGTCCATAGTCAGTCATCAGTTTTCTCCTTTGCCAAGGCGGCATACCTTGATTTAAAACCGGCTTTTAAAATTTCGTATGCAGGGGCATAGTTGTTTTCAACGTGTGCAATGGTTTCTTTATCTGTTTCCCACAGGGCATCCAATCCGTCTGTGTCGTCGCAGTGTTTTTCTATGAATTTCACAGTCACTTCTGCCCAGTGGGTAGCGGCATGCTGGCTGTCCGGCAAATATCCTTCATCACCCTCGGTGATTTCGTCGGCTGAAAAGTTTTGTTTCATTTTTTTGAATCCCTCAAGAAGAACCTCATAGTGTTGGCTCCAGTCTTTTTCAAGAAGGTCTGTAGTTGATTTATTTGAAGTCCAGAATTTTTTAAGCTGCGACTCGGTCTTAGAAAATTTAGTAGCCATTTCAAGCATCAGCTTTGTGACTTGTTCCGCACCTTCGTCGTTCTTGATGGCCGGGGCGTCGAAAATGAAATCTTCTGTATCCTTTTTCGCTGGCGTTGGCTCTGGCGCTGGTTCTGGTTCTGGCTCTGGCTTGGGTTTATCAATGCTCTTTGCCGTAGTTTCCGAGAGTGGTGATCCATGTCCCGTCCAAAGGTAGATGCCTAAGCCATGCATCGCTATACATTTTACTAAATTCCTTTGTTTTGCATCTGATATGTCTCTAGAAGTCGGTTGAATCAATGATTTCATCTTATTATCCATGACTGGCAGGTGCATAGAGCGCGCACAGCTTCCAATAGAAACTGTGCAATGCACGGTGACCGATCCATCCGCATGGATTTCATTCGGGTCGAAGTCGTACTGAGCCTCCGGAAAATGCTCTTGCAGCAAATGCCATGAATAAACCCACGGCAGAAAAGTAAGCCCATATTTATCTTCCACATATTGATTGACATTGATTTTACTCAAAGTTTCCCAGATTTCTTTATGAGTTATTTCGTTCATGCTTTCTCCCTGAATTCTCGTACAATTATTTCTCCGATTTCCTTCACAGATAAGCTCTCGAATACCGCAAATGGAAATCTTGTGATTATTTTTGGACCAATCGAAATGACCACTTCTTCATTTTCTAAACGAATACCAATATTCGCTTTTTTGAAACGCTCGTCTGCCCAAATGCCAAGCATTTTTCTTTCTAGGCCATCCACGCCACCTTGAAATTCGATCGTGATTGATTTTTCAAGGCCATCAAAAATTGTCATATCAATGATTCTCAGCAAATTTAAAGTAGTTTTTTATCTTTGATTTCCACGACCTGTTTGGCTCAATATCTAGGATGGTTGCATCCCTGAGTAAAAAGCCACTCCCCGGCTCTGTTTTTTGGCGTGGTAAGCCATCTTCTAAATCGAAGAAAATTGGGTCGGGTTTGTTTTGATTATAAGCACCTGAACCAATCAGGGCTTTGTAGAAATGCCCTACGTCCGCAGTAATTGCAGCTAAAATATCGCCTTTTCTGATGGCTGGCTTTTCTTTTTGCCAGAATCGAGGAGTGAAATCTTTATCAGCTAGGTAGAAATAATTGATCCAAGCACTAGCTGGGGCATCACCCTTTCTTTTGTATTTGTTCAAAAATATTCCAAGACGATCGACATTGTCATCAGTCCGCAGTCGAAAAAAATATGCCTTACAACTCATTTTTAGTTACCTCTTCTTCTTGAAACTGTCGGCAAAATTTGTTGACCATGCACCAGTTTTGAACGCAACGGGTGTTCTCGCCGGGTCTTGTCTCGATCAAATGGGTATGGTCTTTTGTGTGTAAGAATTCTTCCGCTTCAAGTATTGACTCGAACACTCTTAACGCCCGTTTTTTTGGTTTGCCATCGGCAGTACGTGCCTTGACCGCATAGGTGGTCGGTTTCATCCACCGCTCTTCGTCGGAGCAGGGGGGAAGAGTTCCGGTTCCTTTAAGGGAATCTAGTTCGGCGTTCTGATGCAGGCGAATCCTGTCGGCCATATATTGATCCTGTTGCTCAGGGTCCCACAGCGGAATATCTACAATCTGGATCGGGATGTCAGGGTAATTGTTATTGCCTGCTTTGCGTCTGTCCCAGTCACGCAGGATTGCAATGACTTCCAGCTTGACGACATCAATTTTTTTGGCATGCCGGATCAGCCATGCATAGCCATTCAGTTGATTCACCCACTCGATTTTCGGGCCGAAAATTACGCCCCATGCGCTTATAAATTTGAAGTCACCACAACGGATGCCATCTGAAGTTTTTTCCTGATGATCGATCTGACCTGATATATTCCAGTCCAAGTGTTTGAAAAATAATCGTTCTTCAGAAATATATTTGTCTGGATCTGCAGCCAACTCAAAGACTTTGTGCATGCCTGTACCGAATTTAGACCACACTAAATCGCTGACGTCCTGTTTCATTTCATCAGCGAATTCCTTTTTTAAAATTTGAACTTGTGGTGCATCGATCAGTTGAGTTATGCTTCGTGAAGAAGAATATCCGGCATCGTAATCGTCCCGAGTGAGCGCAGAAACCACAAAGTCAGGCAATGAGAATTTATTCGTTAATTTCATCGTCGCTCACGCAAAATACACGGACCCCATATCGATCTCTTCCTTCTGTCCACCGAAATACCCTGAATTTGTTTGCCGGATTATCCGTTTGGATGAAGCGCCTGATCGAGCTACGAACTGCCGACAGTTTGCGTCGAGTATGGTCGTCATCTTTTGTTTCAAGCAGAAAGGATTGCCCCGGTTGCATCTGCTTTAGAGGCAGATTTGGCAGCGGTTCTTTCTCGTTCTGCTTGCCGGCTGGAATCGGCACGTTAGTTTCGATCAACACTGTTTTTTTGTCGTTCATGGTAGTAAAAATCTCCCTAAAAAATGCTTTGACGCAAATCAATTTTGACCCCCAAAACTAAATAATACGTTTGTTGTATTGCCAAGTGTAACTATTAGAGTATATAGTGTTTGATATGACGCATCAACACAAAAAAAGCAGATAATTGATGAATGATTTTGAGTGTGTCATCTACTCGGAGCCTTGTTCAAAGGCAAATAGCCGGCGGCTCGTTTGGCACGGGATAAGCAAGAAGCCACGCTTCATCAAATCTAAAAAAGCCCTGCAATACGAGAAAGATTTCCAGAAACAGTGCCCGGTGCCATCCTCTCCGATGGAAGGCAACGAACTCAAGGTTACCCTGAACATTTATTACCGGACCCAGCGTCCGGATTTAGACGAGAGCCTGATTTTAGACCTGTTGGAAAAATGCGGTGTGTACCGCAACGACCGACTTGTCAGGGAAAAGCACATACATCATTTCATCGACCGGCGAAACCCGAGAACAGAAATTTGCATCGAGCGCCGGTTCACAGAGGAGGATCACTAGGACATTCCTGTCCTAGGAAGTTCCTAGGTATATATATATACAAACTAGGATCTTCCTAGGAAGAACAAAAAATTCCAGCATGTAAATATTGAGGGGTCAATCCAATGTCAGAATTCGATTATTTTTTTGAAGGACTTCACGAATCTAAGCGTTATCCATGTCCATCCTGCAGCAAACAACGAAAGAAAAAACACACCAAAACACTGAGCGTCACCATTAGTGGTGACAGCGTATTATATAACTGCTGGCACTGTTCTCTCGCTGGTAATTATCTTCGTAGACCTATATCAGCAACCTCCAATGTCCGTGCCATCAGCATCCCAAAAGAATCCGATCAATCATTAGTTGATCAATATTTATTGAAACGTGGTATCGATCCTGTATCAGTGTTCGGATTCAATCTTGTTTCAGGCAACAAATATTTTACAGGCGAGGGTAATCTGGACGCAATAGGATTTGTCTATGGCGAAAACGAGGCCATTAAATGGCGTTCTGTTCAGGGCAAAAATTTTACTCAGGACGGGGCAGCACGTACATTTTGGGGCATTGAATCCATCAAAAAGGACGCCAAGAAACTGGTTATTTTTGAGGGCGAAGTAGATACACTTTCAGCCCACTCGGCAGGTATTGAGAATTGCATTTCTTGTCCCAATGGTGCCCCGCAGAAAGTTTCAAGTCGCAAAATTAATCCAGATGAAAAAAAATACTCGTTCATCTGGGCAGCAAAAAAACAGATATCTGCAGCCGAACAAATCATACTGGCTGTTGATCAAGACGAGGCTGGTGAGGCACTGGCCGAAGAACTTGCCCGTCGGATAGGCCGAGCAAAATGTTCAAGGGTTCGGTTTCCGAAGGGCTGCAAAGATGCAAACGATGTGCTGGTCAGCCTTGGCCCAGCAGAATTAAAAAAAATCATCGATGACGCTGAACCTGTTCCCTTGCATGGGATTTATACAGCAGCCAGTTATCACGAAGAAGTAAAGAAGCTCTACACTGACGGCATGTTGCAGGGCAAATCCACTGGAATTTCTGCAGTCGATAAATTGATGACCATTGTCCCCGGACAACTGTCTATTTTAACGGGTCTACCGGGATCAGGAAAATCTGGATACCTTGACAGCGTGATGGTTTCTTTAGCCATGCGAGAAAACTGGAAATTCGGAATCGCTAGTTTTGAGAACAGTCCTGCGATTCATATTGCTAAACTTTCAGAGTTGTATATGTCGAAAAAATTCTTTGATACAAGCGATGATGTCGGCGTTGCACCACGCATGTCCAAGCTGGAGAGCGAAGAGGCTCTGGAATGGATAGATGAGCATTTTGTGTTTCTTGAGAACAGGGACGGCGAGACCAGTTCGATCGACAGCATTTTGGACAGAACCAAATCAGCGATTATGAGATTTGGCGATGGACGGTCTGAAAACGGAGGACTACGCGGTTTGATTATTGATCCGTACAATTACATTTCGCAGCCGGGGGCCGATTCTGAGCATCTGGGAATTACAAAACTCCTCACTCGCCTGATAAGCTGTGCTAGAAGCCACAATTTACACATTTGGCTGGTCGCCCACCCCGCTAAGATGCCTACGATAGGACCGAATGGAGAGACGGGCGTCCCGAAGGGTATGAACATTTCTGGCAGCGCATCTTTTTTTGCTCTTGCCGATATCGGATGTAGCCTGCACAGACGTGACGATGTGGTGGAACTCCACGTCTGGAAGTGTCGATTTAAGTTTGTCGGTTCAGTTGGGATGGTCATGCTGAAATATGACTTGGCAACAGGACATTACAGTGAAAAGAAATATGATTTGGATTTGTAGTATTTATTTTTTGCTGCGACCTTTATAGCCGGACGCATAAGCCGCCTTTGCCTATCCACACCTTTATGATAGTAGGTCACGATTAGAGAAGTTAAAAAAATGGAGGGCCTGGGAAACCCCTGGGTCCCAGTTGGCTATACAAAACACCCCCGCAGTCCGCATGAATACACGAATGTAGGGAAAGAGTATGTGTAGCGGTTGTCGCGGATGTCGCGGACTTTTGTTGCTATACAAAAACAGCCCGCAATGCCCACGGTTACTTAGATATTAATTATTGAGCAGGAAATGTTTGATGCGATTCCCCGGTGTCTGGACGACTGGAATTATTGGGGAAGAAATGAGTATGACTGAAACGATGCCCCGTTGCAACAGACGGGTGGGGCAGACCCGTATCCAAGAAATTCTTCTGTTAGTGGACCCATGATCCAAGAAATTCTTCTGTCGTGGAGTGGCAGATAATGTTGTTTGCAGGCATGAATGAAACTGACCAGCGCCTGCACGGCACAACATTTTTTGAGTGACCCTGCCACCGGCCATTTAAGGAACGCTGATCAATTTTTTTATTTGTCCTCAAGTATTTACAGGTAGGGATAACCCCAAGGCGATAGGAACTGAAGTTAATTTAGACAGCCTGTAGGTTTCTCCTGACTCAAAATCTTCAAGTTCTTCCCACTCAAAGATTCCCCCGTCATTGTAAATTCCTACCAGTCCCGCTAAAGAAAAGTCAGATTCCCAAACATCAGGTGTTCCATCACTTCCCTTGACTAACAAACCGTGAAGGCTATTTTCAGGTTCAGTGCGATAAATTTGGTTAATAATCTTTTTAAACTCATAAAGTGGGTCAAAGGTTTTTTCCCAATTTCCCCCCATTTTGATTCCTTCCCTGTAAATGAATTTAATTTTATTATTCGCATTATCACGCACAATGAATAACAATTTTTTGCCCTTTTTCATGTTTTTCTCCTCGCTTTTAGTCAAAATATAAATGAAGTTCGGCATCGTAGAAATCGACCGTTTTTGTTATCCATTTCGATTTTTCATAGTCAATAATCTTGCACCCATTCTCATCCTTTTTTAACCGTCCGTTTTTATATTTTTTATAGGCGTACTCTCTCTCTTGGCACTCAACCGATGATTCGGCCACTGCCTGCCTATCGATATTCATCCCATATTTTTCTTTGATTTTCTCCAGTATGGAATCAATGACTTCATAACTTTTTAGAGTGATTTTCATCAGTTTATTCCTCCGTTTATAATAAGTTAACTGTGATATTTTTTTGCGCTTGTTGTCTGACTTTACGGGCAGCGCCCTTCTCCCAAAAAATGACGTTCGCATTGCGGCTAACCAGACCCAGCGCATTGCCGATTTCTACATCGTTAATCTGCAGCGCCGTGTCGATCACTTTCTGCAAGATTTCTTCATCACCGACAAGCTCCGTGCCGGTCAATTCAAGGGTCCCAAAATCTCCCTTGGCTGCACGGTGTTCCGGATAATATCCAGTACCATATCCTACTTGCCCATAGGACAATTGGATGTAGCCAATCTCGATATCATCAATCGCACGCTTGACGTAAAACCGCTTCAGCGTTTCGTTCTGGGACCACTCTCGCAGATAAACATTCTGATTTTTTTTAATTGCTTTCATTCTTTTCTCCTAAAATTAAATCTAGTCAAAATGCAGCCCTCTTGAGAAGGCTGCAGATGATCAGACTCTATTACACGACTTTAGCTTCAAGATAATTAGTTCCTGCACTGTGCCAAGCCTGACTGGTCAGCGTTTCGCACAAAGATTCCGGCGTGATATTTTCACCGCCAGCATCGATGTATTGATCATCAGTGATCTCATCGACCAGATTATAAAAGTCATGAACTTCAACATCTTTTGTCCAGTTGTTTTTAAATTGATATGTCGAAGTGATTTGAATCAATATATTCATATTAAATCCTCCAATTAAATTTTGATGACTCCGCCGAATTCGTTCCCGGCAAAACGTGGTGCCTTGTAACTTGTTGCCCAGACGACCGGATAATCTGGCTCCTCGTCAAGACGCTTGGAACCGCCGACAGTCCCGCACCCATCCGTGAAATAGATGAGGGCATCAGGACGTACATCATTTGCGAGGCACCAGTTGAATGGCGGCGCGAATTCGGTGCCGCCCCCGTGATAGTAAGTCAGCGTTATGTCTTCGCCGGCATCAAAAGTATCGACGTTGACAATTGTGGTGTCGCAATAAATGACATGCGTTTGTGCAGGTTGCAGCACGTCGTTGATGTCATTGATGTTGGCGGCTATGATTTCCAGTTCTTTGCGGCTCAAACTGCCGCTAATGTCAATCGCATGCACCAAGCTCCCTGCGGGAATATGCACAGGAGCGGGAAGATAAAGTCCTTGGTGAATGAACCGTCGATTTGGCTGGTTCAAAGAATAGTCTTCCTCATGTGTTGCCAGCAAATAGTCTTTCAAGACATCGACCCAAGGCACGCTCACTTCTGATAATCCTTTTAAAATCCCGTCGGCAACGGCATTTGATCCGGTGCCTATGGACTTCTCAGCCTGTGCTGCAATATGTATTTGCGAGTCAATATGACGTTCAGCAGAGGCAATTTCTGCCGGAGAAAGTTCGTTGCCTTCATCGGATTTGGCGTCCCATATCTCACCAACAGGCGCCGGCTTGCTGTCTTCGGATGCATCACCCGGACCATCGGCATCACCGCCATTTTCTGCTGCATCATCAGCAGACTGACCGGGACCGCCGGCTCCGTAATCAGCTTCCCCGCTTTGGCTGCCGGGATCGTTCTGATTATCTTCTTCAGGTTTCGGGAGATCAGCGTAAATCTTTTCTGTACCCCAGTCCTGATACTTAGGGTCAAACAATCCACCGTCCGGCAGATTGAACAATTTACTTTTGATCAGAATCCCATTGATGGCGTAATCCGCTGCTACATTCCATTGTTGAGGATCACGAGTCCCTCTGCGCAAATGGTGCTTGAATGTTACATGCAACACTTCGTGCGCAATGACCGACGCCAGTTCCTTCAGCGTCAGGGACAAAGTGAAATCGACATTATAGAAAATAGAACTGCCGTCAGTCGCTAACGTGGCAGTGTCATCTGATTCGACCAGCTCCAGTCCGAGCGCCAGACACCCGAAAAACGGATGCCTGACGACCAGATGTGCTCGTGCTTTTTTCAAGGCGTCCAGCGCCTGTCTTTTTTTACTGTGATTAGAAGTCATTGTCATTACCTCAGCTATAAAAGCCAGAAAGTGATTTTGCGATTTTGCGTGCCTTGCCGGCAACGTCCCTTCGATGACTGGTATCGTCGCGAAGTTTCTTCGGATCAAGATTACGCAATTGGGATAGCAAGTCATTGCTGATTTTGGTCAGCGTAGAATCGCCGGTGATATTCAACAACGGCAGAACTTCTGCCAGTTCGTTCAGGTTCTGAACAGTTGAATCGCGAAAAGCGCCGATGACCTTGCCATTCTTGTCTATGCCGAATTTATCCAGCTTCTCGACAAGATGTCCCAAGGCATGGGCAACCCGTTCGTGCACTTGCTTGGTGCCCTTTTCAAGGGCGCCCTTGACGTTCGCCTCTACCTCTGAGCGGAGTTTGTCCAGCTTGGCCTGCGGCAATGAAATCCGCAAATCACCACCGGTCGGCAGCGGCGAGTAGTGCGCTGTCAGTGAGTAGCGATCGAGAATGTCCTGCTTTGCAGGATAATCGGCTTCATTGAAGGCGCCGTTAAGACTAATCTTTGCCTTCTCAATTTCCAGATCATAATCATCGCCGAGTTCTGACTTGAGTTCATCCCAGTAAACCTTGGCATCTGATAGCTCTTTCTCAAAACGATCGATCAGTTCGACCGGCAGCAATCGCGTTCCATCCTCGTTCCAAGGGACCGTCAATTTTCCGACGATGTTGTTACGGATCTGGCCCGAGAGTTTGCCGAGCGCCTTGACGGTCGGTGCGACCAGCAATGTTTTGCGGACGCGCAGCAAACCGCTGCCGACGATGTTGTTGTCCGCTTCAACGGCTTGCGTCAATCCGCTATCGGTCTTGGCATTCGACCATTTACGGATTACGACGCGCACGAGCAGCGCCTGTTCCTGAATCGTAGTTGTTGTGTTCATCTCATGTTTCCTCTTGGTTATAGTTGCTTCCAAGACACCGCATTGCGCGGTGTTTCGACTGGTGCAAACAGTCTCTTCAGTTGGATAATCAAATACTGATGTCCTTATTCTTGATTTTGAAATTTATGTACGCCTTGGTTGCCTTCAGGTCCGGATCTCGTGCCGTTGCGATCGCGACTGCAAGGATTGCGAACTCTTCGCTGGTCCGCGACAGGTAATCAAGTGCGGCCTGAAAGTTCTCCCGGTCCGCACGCTTGCCGAGTAACGACGCAAGAGCGTACAGCGTGGATGTTTCCGTCGGGAGATCAGCGCCCTGTGGGTCCCTGAGAATTCCATTGACGTCGGGCAGGGTGCGCACGATGTTCAGGAATCCAGCCAGCTCGGCTGCAACTGAATCACCAAGTGCACCTTCGATAGCTGCCTGTTCGAGGCTGGCATCAAGTTCCAGCTTCAAAATATCCGAAGCCGCAACGAGAGATCGCGGCGTCGAATAGGCAACGGTGCCTTTCGGAATGCCGCCTTCGGCGAACTGATGCAGTAGCTCCGGGCGAAACCGGATGAAGGCAACCAGTTCGGGCAATACGTCTCCAGCACCTAAGGCCCACTCTGCCCATGCATCGACATCAGGTACGATCTCGAAATGCGTAGCAAAGCGATTGACCAGCGCACTGTCGAAAGTGCCGCCAATGATACCGGCCTTGTCTTCCGGCCTGTTGGTAGCTACCAGAATGATCCATCCTTCCGGCAGACGGTAGTCTCCCAGTTCGCGATCATGCAGCAACTGGTATGCTGCTGCCTGAACAGAGCGCGATGCCAGAAACAGCTCATCGAAGAACAGAATGCCCTTCTTTCCGTGTGTCTCTGTGCGTGGCAGCCACGACGGGACATTCCACTTGGTGATATCTCCATCTATTGACGGGACACCACGCAAATCGACCGGGTCCAGTTGCGACAATCGAATGTCGATGAAGCCGTACTCAAGTTCTTCGGCCAGCGCCTTGATGACCGCTGACTTGCCGACTCCCGGTGGACCCCACAGGATCACCGGCTTGCTATTGCCGGCAAGGACCCATGCGTGCAAGAACTCTACGCTTTGCACTAAATTAATTTTCGGTAGTTTCATATCATGTTCCTCTTGTTGGTTTTCCAAGACGCCCCGAAGGGCGTTTCGACCAGTTACCGTCTGGTCTCATCGGTTGGAATCTATGCAACACTCCAGCCATGGCTGCCATTGGCAGTGCAGATGTCGCTCCAAATCTTGCGTGCGTGCTTGATTGGCGCGACGAACGATTTGCCGAATGTGTGGAAACCGCCATAGTGTCGGCGTGAGAGGAGGTTGTTGGAAAAGCTGTCCTTAATGTAAAATTCCTCGGGCACGTTGTTCAGCCACCAGTTCGTAGCGTCCTCATTCTGAGGCGTGAATAAAACCAGCTCACCTATTTCTTTCACTTTAAAATTGACCTTGCTCATCTCATGCTCCTTATCAGTTGTGTTTATAAATTATGCGGTTTTGAATGCCTGCCAAATCCGGACGCCAATCCAGACGGCAACGAATACTTCCAAGCAACCGGCAGTGATACCGAGGACGTGATCCCGTAATGCCGGATCAGCAACGGCCCCGATGCCATCGCTCAAAGTGTTGCCAATGAGTCCTCCGAAGAGCGCGCCATGCACTCCGCTGCGGCCAAGTCGTTGATCGAGATCGATGCCGAGTAGCGCACAGATCGCGAGCACGCCGTTATCCAGCAGCCCGAAGATTTCCCCTTCAAGTCCAAACATTGTTTAATCCTCCGTTGTTAAGTTTCTTGAGTCCTCCCTAATGATAGGCGGACTCTCGTCAGTGTGTTCATTCACAGACCCACGGAGATGTGGGTGCCTCTTTGCTATGTCTCGTCTGACGCCTAACCAGCTAGGTCTTAACTGGATCTATGGGTACGCTTTTTGTAGTGGTAATAAAGGACAAAAAGTAAACCTTCGTTTGGTCTTGATAGTGATGCTGCCGATTGTTGGGTGCTCCCCCTCTGGTGGAACCTGAATTTTACAGCATGACGCATGACTAATCAATTGTTACCGCAGAATATCCAGCGCATGAAGCGTGAAGGTGGGAGATATCCAAGTACTTACCAATCAATCACTTAGTGGCTCCGAGTACAAATTGATGCCAGCATCCCTGAAAATCGACCTCCTGAGTTGACGTCTAACGCATTCTTAGAAGGTGCCCCTACCGTAGGGTATCCCTAGAAATGGCATCAACACAGCGCATGCTACGCAGCAACATAGCATATGAGTCATGCGGCTGACTTTCGTTGCGGCAATCACTAGACTGGCGGCTGCAATCAAGTATTCATGGGACAACTGATATGGGCAAACCGAAGTCGGGACTGACCGCCAAGCAGAGGAACTTCGCACGTTTCGTTGCAGTCGGAGGCGATGACGGCGAAGGAATGAATCTAAGTGATGCTTATCGAGAGGCATACAATGCAGAGCGGATGAGTCCGGCAGCGATCAACACGGAAAGTAGCTTGTTGGCACAAGACCCTGCGATCACCCAAAGGATAGAAACGCTTCGACGCCATAAGGATAGGACTGAGGCAACATCGCTACTCGCAGACAAGCAACGTGTTTTAAACACACTACGTACTTTCCTCGATACGGCAGTGCCAAGCGACATGGCGAAGATCCGCAGTGCCGAACTCCTCGGCAAGGCATGTGGATTGTTCAAGGACCAACAGCTCGAGGTCACCATTGAGCGGTCAACTGATGAGGTTGCCAGTGAGCTGCGCCGGCGGTTGGAGGACCTGCTCGGAGCTGGCCGGTCAGAGTCTGGTCCCGGTTCGGACGATGAGGCGCTGACCACCTTGGCTGGACCCACAAACCCGAGGCTCAACTAATCCCGGGACGACTACCATATTCCTGTGGTAGCGTGCTAGTACACTGGTGCACCCCGGCCCCCCCTGTGGGGCAGAACGAACCGGCCTTCCTATAATTAGACTTTTCCTCATATAATCCTATGTTTTTCACTACCACACCATGTAGCATGTGCCATGCAGGCAGTTAATTCACAGGAAATAGGGGTAGGAGTCCCACCGGCCAGAAAATTTTCTGCAAATACTTGACTTTCCCAGTTAAAATACTTTAGATTAAATATAATCCTAGATGGTTCCTACTAGGATAATCCTAGGATACTAGGAATATCCTGTTTTTTTATAAGGAATATTCTAGTTAGGATGTTCCTAGCTAGGATAATCCTAGATAAAAGGAATTAGTTATTTTATGGCTATTGAAGATCATATTGATATAGCCACCTTACAAAATATTCCGTCATTGCCGGCTTCTGAGCAGCAGCGGGTTCTTAAATTACTGGAAGAATTCGATTCACTTGAGCAGATTGAAACTGCTCGTAACAATTATTTAGGATTTGTACGTAAAATCTGGCCTGCTTTTATTGAGGGGCGCCATCATTCAATTGTGGCGAAGGCTTTTGAGAGAGTAGCTTCGGGTAAGCTGAAACGTCTGATTATCAATATGCCACCCCGGCATACTAAATCTGAGTTTGCTTCTTATTTACTTCCTGCTTGGTTTCTTGGTAAATACCCGGATAAAAAAATCATTCAGACGGCACATACTGCTGAATTGGCAGTTGGATTCGGTCGAAAGGTACGTAATCTGGTAGCCGATGAAGATTTCAAAACTATTTTTCCACAAGTTGCGTTGAGGGCTGACTCCAAGGCTGCGGGGCGTTGGAGTACCAACCAGGGTGGTGAGTATTTCGCTATCGGGGTAGGTGGGGCTGTTACCGGTAAAGGCGCTGATCTGCTTATTATTGACGACCCCCATTCTGAGCAGGAAGGTCAGAGCATTGACCCGTCAGTATTTGACAAGGTTTATGAATGGTACACCTCCGGCCCTCGACAGCGATTACAACCCGGGGGCGCCATCGTGGTAGTTATGACCCGCTGGCACAAACGCGATCTGACCGGTCAGATTATCAGGTCTTCGGTTCAGCGTGATGGATCTGATGAATGGGAAGTCATTGAATTTCCTGCCATTATGCCGTCTGGTAATGCGCTTTGGCCGCAATTCTGGCCGTTGGTTGAATTAGAATCCTTGCGTAATGAACTACCGGTAGCCAAATGGTCAGCTCAGTATCAGCAGAATCCCACCTCTGAAGAAGGTGCATTGGTTAAACGTAACTGGTGGCGCCTGTGGGAACGTGAAGATCCTCCTAAATGTGAATTTTTGATTCAGTCATGGGATACCGCGTTTTTGAAAACACAGCGGGCTGATTATTCTGCCTGTACTACATGGGGGGTATTTTACCGCCCCGATGATAATGGCAAGAATCAACCTAATATTATTTTACTGGATGCTTATAAGGAACGGCTTGAGTTTCCTGAATTAAAGAAGATGGCGTTTGAGTTTTATCAAACTTGGCAACCGGATGCATGTGTGGTTGAAGCTAAAGCAGCCGGCACTCCGCTGATCTTTGAATTGCGGGCAATGGGTATTCCGGTGGGCGAGTACACGCCGTCACGGGGTAACGATAAAATTGCCCGTGTTAATGCGGTGGCAGACCTGTTTGCATCGGGTATTGTATGGCATCCGGAAAAACGCTGGGCTGATGAAGTGATTGAGGAATTTGCATCTTTTCCGGCTGGAGAGCATGATGATTTGGTGGACAGTAGTACACAGGCATTGTTGCGATTCCGCCAAGGCGGTTTTTTGCGATTAAAAACTGATGAAGAAGATGAGCCGATGTACAAGCGTACTGCCAATTATTACTAGGAGAACATAATGCCCAGTTACTACGACAGCACTAAGAAAAAGCCCGGCAAAGCAAAGAGAATATATCGCAAGGGCGGCAAGGTGAAGATGGCTAAGGGTGGTAAGGTGAAGAAGATGGCTCATGGTGGTATTGTTGAGCCGAAAACTGTTTCTGTCGGAGTTGAAAACGGTCATGATGTCACGCTCGCCAGAGGTAGTGGAGCAGCTCGTTCACAGAAATTTCGAAAGAACGGATAAATGCCAATAGAACGCCCTATGGGGCAAGACCCCTTTTTGCAACAAGAGCCAGAAGCTGATCTGGAAATTGAGATTGTCAATCCAGAATCGGTATCGATGGAAACCCCTGATGGCGGCGTGGTCATTGATTTTGATCCCAATGCGATGGATGAGGGTGGTACAGAGCATGATTCCAATCTGGCCGAATACATCGATGAAGCCGACTTGCGAGAGATTTCTTCTGAATTGATTTCCGCATACCATTCAGACCGCGATAGCCGGAGCGACTGGGAAGAAACATATATCAATGGCCTGGATCTGCTCGGCCTCAAACATGCCGACCGAACAACTCCCTGGGATGGCGCTTGCGGGGTATTTCACCCGTTATTGACTGAATCTGTAGTTCGTTTTCAGGCACAGGCGATTCAGGAATTGTTCCCGCAGCAGGACCGGTCAAGACC